GTGCAGACAGAGAATGCTGGAGTATTTCAAAGAGGGAGACATCTTTGCAACATGGACCTATGAAGTGAGAAACAGACCACCAGATATGCAGGCGGCATTGAAAGATTTTCAGAAAGCCATGAGATACGTGAGACGTGAGTTCAAAAAGCGAGGATATGAGGTTTTCTGGATCAGAAACATAGAGAGAGGCACAAAGGGAGCCTGGCATATCCATCTGGTCATCAATGAGATTGGAGACACAGCGAGTATCATCACAAAAGCATGGACAAAGGGAGGCACCTGGTCCATTGAAATCAAGAATAGCAAATACTATGACGAGGATTTCACGAAGCTGGCCAACTACATGACAAAGGATGAGCATACAACCGAGGAGAAGAAAGACGGGAAACCGGGAAAACCGAGACTCAGCGAGGCAAATTATAACACAAGCCGCAATATGCCATTGCCGGAGCCAAAGGTTGACAAGCTCCGAAGATGGAAAGAAGAACCAAAACCAAAAAAAGGATATTACATTACCAAGATCCATGAGGGTATCAATCCGGTAACGGGGTACAAATACCGGAGATATACCATGATTCGGTTGAAAAGGAGGCGGGAATAAAATGCAGCAGGTAAAAATCTACATAGAGACAGACAGCTCCTCTCCGAAAGCAACAGAGAAACACTATGGATATGTGCTGGAGGTAATGGTCTCCGGCCAGGCAGTAACCCGTGAGGGTTTTGGAAAGATAACAGGGACATATCATCAGACCGTACTGACAGCACTGGCAAAAGCCCTGGACAGGTTCAACCAGTCCTGTGAGGTCTGCATCTGCACAGAGGATGATTTCGTTCTCAATATGCTGGAGCGCAACCTGGCAATATGGGCCGGGAATGAGTTTCTGACAAGTAAGAGGAAACCAGTGGCCAATCAGCAGGAGTGGATGGAGATATGGAGACTGTCAAACAGGCATCTCATACTGACAGAGCCGGGAAAGCATGAATACACCGGCTGGCTGCAGGGAGAAATAGAAAAGCGAAAGAGGGACAATGATGGAACACAAGATCACGATCATGAAATATCAGCTGATGTTTCCAAAAATGACAAAAAAGCTGTTCGATGAAAAAGAGAGAATATACCAGATCACAGTCATCTGCATCAGACTGGACGAACTCCAGACAAAAGGCGCGGTACTACAGAAAATGGGAAAACCGACAAAGAACGGTACAAAAATGACGTTTGCACCAGTGCAGAGCGCTGGAGAGTATGAGGCAGAGATGCAGAGAATCCTGGAAGATGGAAAAAAGCTGGGCATGAAATTTGAAAAAAAGGAGGAATAGACATGTTTGAGAAGTTTGGAGAACTCAATTCTTTTGGAGAAATCAATGAGCTTGCAGAGAATCTGTTCAATGAGGGAGATACAGAGTCACTGAAAGCCATGGCAAAGGAGAACGGAATCCAGAGTGATTTCGTGGATATGTATCTGCAGGGAGAGATTCCGGTGCTGTGCGATCAGCTGACAGCGGCACTGGGAAAGATTGACGTTGAGGTGGCAGAACTGAAACCGAAAGAAATTATGGAGGACTGGGTGGAGTACCTGAGAGGCCAGTGCATGGAAAATGAGTTGCTGGCATTCAATGTCAGGAAAAAAGGAAAGTCACTGAAAGGCTGCATAGCAGCGCTTTTGATGTGGTCGTTCAAGAATCAGCAGACCGTGGACAAGGATATCATCAAGGCAGCAGGCGTATCTGCAGGAAAGGTCACACTGGGGATTCCGGGCATGGCCAGAGCAAAGCAGATCATCACGGACTACTACATGGGAAAGTAGGTGGGACGGATGAAAAAGAAAGCGATCGAAAAAATACCGTATTTCGGATTGAGGAAAACCAACAGAAAGAAAGATGTCAAATACATCGGTGTCACGGCGGTCAAGATTGTTGGACACGAAAAGCATCTTTTCCTGGAGGTATACAGGAACAAAAAAGAATCAAAAGAAATGCCGATGGTGCGGATCGTGCTCACAAAAAAGGATTTCGGCACATATTGGCCGGAAAAGGAAGAATGGACGAGGCAGAAAATAAAACCGGACAGTTGTTATGGTCGAGTGATATGGGGAGAAGAACATCCCACATGGGAGCAGGAGAAAAAAGAAAATATCCTCCAGAGCACAGAGGATCTGGAAAGGATAAAGAAGTTCTGTAAGGCAACCGTATACAACGAGGAACACTGGTGGGAATACATATACAAACATGAGGACGATATTGTAACAACGGCAAGACGGAACAGAGAACACAAGGCGTATATGCGCCGCCAGGAGGCACTGGCAGATAGAATGGCACACACCAAAGAACTGCCGGAGAAAGAGATTCTGGACAGAGCTGACAGATTGTATTTTCACAATCAGCATTATCTGTATTACAAAAAGCATGGTTGCTGGGCACATATAGCCTGCAGCAAGTGCGGAGGGGTTACAGATGCGAGATGGAAAAGCGGAATTTCCTACGAAAGCCAGTTCCAGAGATGGACGGAAGAACCGAGAGAGGGAAATTATGGCACCTGTCCGATGTGCGGAGCGCGCGGAAAGTACAAATGTCAGGGAAAAGTGAAAGGGACTCATGACAAATATATTTATTTGTTCCTAGGGCAGAAATACAAAGAAAACGGAATGGTCATGCGCTATGTGGAAGTAGGGAAAAAGTGGACGCTGGGATTTATTTGTGGGGATAAAGGTCCAGAGATGTACAACGCGAGTGAAGAACTCTCCGGAGTAGAGATTGCAAGGGCATATTTTGAACCGGGGAAAAAGGTCCAGATAGACTATCACAAACATGATCCGTACATGGGGAAAGATTTCTGGGATGACTGCAATCTGTATGGATTGGCAAATATCTCTATCAGCGCCGGCCAGATCATGGCAGAGACATACGAAGAAATGAAAGGGACAATGTTCCGATACAGTGCACTGCAGGAATATGCGAAGAACGTTAGAGAGGTCAATCCGATTGAGTACCTGGAGCGTTACAGTCAGACACCACAGATTGAGGTCCTGGTAAAACTGGGGCTGACAGATGTGGTGGAAAAGCTGGTCAAATGCTATTACGGCATTGTTGCTGACGAGAATGCAAAACGGCCGGATCAGTTCCTGGGGATCAGAAAGGAAAGAGTAAAGCAGCTAATCAGAAAGAAAGGAGACACACACCTCCTGGGAGTCATGCAGATGGAGAAACGCCAGGGACAGAACTGGACGGATGAACAGGTGGAGAACCTGGCAGAGACGGATCTGAGTGGAACACAGGTGGAAATGGCCACAAGATACATGACATTGCAAAAATTACTCAACCGCATAGAAAAATATGCCGGTTGTGAATATGGGACAGAGTGCGGCAGTGCCTCAGCCCGGATCAGACACACGGCCACAACCTACGCAGACTATCTGAGCATGAGAATAAACCTGGGATATGACCTCAATAACACAGTATATCAACAGCCACAGGACTTAGAGGCAGAACATAACAAAATGGTCATGGAAACCAACAAAGAAGAAATGGACAAACACCTCAAAGAGGTGGCAGAGCGTTATCCGGAGATCCGGCACGTTTACAGAGGACTCAGAAATAAATATCTCTACGAAGATGATAAATATATCATCAGACCGGCCAGATCGGCAGAGGAAATTGTCATGGAGGGGCGCTTGCTCCATCATTGCGTGGGAGGAGACACATATCTGGGCAGGCATAACACAGGAAAGACATATATCCTGATGCTGAGATTCAAAGCAGAGCCGGACATTCCGTACATCACGGTTGAGATAGATGCAAAAAATCCAAGGATATTGCAGTGGTATGGGGACAAGGACAAAAAACCAGATGAAAAGAATATGCAGTCATGGCTGAACAATTGGCTGATGAAACTGAAAACAGGAACGCTGACGGAAACAATCCAGACGGCGGCCATGGCGTAAGGAGGTAAACATGGAATATGTGCAGATGACCCTGGATGACTGGGTACAGATGAAACAGAAATTGAAACAGGAACTCCTGGGAGTGAAACAGAGTTTTGTCCGGATCGGATATGCTCTGAGACAGATTGACGATCAGAAGCTCTACGAACAGGACGGATACAAAAGCATAGCGGAATTTGCTCAGGCCGAGTATGGCCTGGGACCGTCTATCACAAGCAGGTTTATGAGCATCAACCGGGAGTATTC